CCCTGCATGGCAGAGGAAAGAGGGCAAGAACCCTGCTGGCGGCTTGAATGCCAAAGGCAGGACTTCTTATAACCGGGCCAATCCAGGGAAGCCTGGGTTGAAGCCACCGCAACCAGAGGGCGGATCTCGGCGGGATAGCTTCTGTGCCAGGATGAAGGGCATGAAGAAGAAGCTTACCTCAGCTAAGACCGCCAATGATCCAAACAGCAGGATTAATAAATCTCTGCGAGCATGGAAGTGCTGACATGACTGACACTCATGAAGCGGCAAAGAATGTGGTGGACGCCCTTTCAATAGGGACTGTGGTGGCTACATTGGCTGGCATTCTACCTAGCATTGCTGCGATCTTCACGATTGTTTGGACTGTTATACGCATCTATGAGACCGATACGGTTCAGAAGCTTCTGGGAAAGAAGACATTTCCCAAGATTAGCCCAGACTGAGTTGGCTGGGCAAAGCTCATGGAACTGCCCAAAATCACCCCGGTAATTCAGCTTGCTACCGCAGCTTTTGCGTTGGCAGTTGGAGGCTATAGCGCGGGTGAGAAGTTTGGGTGGTTCAAGAATGAGATCTTGGTTTGGTCTCCTGAGCATTTCAGGATTGAGCCAGCTAAGATTGGTCATCCTGTTACCGTAACAGTAGCTCGGATCAAGAAGCGGGATGACTGTTCGGTTGAGAATTTTGAGGTGACAGTGCGTGATGGGGCTGGTGTTATTCATCAGGCGACACCAAGCATGACGCGTTTCACAGGGCCTGCTGGCCCTGACATTGATACCTTCACTTATCTTCTGGACATTTCAGACAAAGAATCCACCGCTCCCGGAAAGGCAACTTTGTTGGCGACCATCAAGTATAAATGTCCAGAAGGTGAACGCACGGTAACGTATCCTCGGCACCAAAATCTGACATTCATGTTGGAGAGATAGTGTGGAAGCAATTCTAAATCTTGTCCGTACTGTTGCTCCATCCATTGCGAGTGCTGTTGGTGGTCCTCTTGCGGGTATGGCTACTCGTGCCATTTCGGAAGCTTTGCTTGGCAAGCCGGATGGGACTGAGCAGGAGCTTGAGAATGCTGTTGCTTCTGCCACCCCGGAGCAGTTGTTGGCTCTAAAGAAGGCTGAACAAGAGTTTGCCGTGAAGATGCGCGAGTTGGACATTGACCTTGAGCGTATCTCAAATGAGGACCGCGACAGCGCACGAAGCCGGGAAGTATCTTTAAGGGATTGGACGCCTAGAGTTTTGGCTGGTCTGATTACCGTTGGGTACTTTGGAGTTCTGTTCTGGATGCTTCGTTTTGGCTTGCCAAATACCGGAAGCTCAGAGGCGCTTCTGGTTATGCTTGGCGCTTTGGGTACGGCTTGGGGTGGGGTTGTGGCTTATTACTTTGGTTCTTCCGCTGGGTCTAAAGAAAAGACCGAGGCTATGAACCGGATGGTGCGGAAATGAAAAGCAACTTTGAGCCATGTCTTGAGTTTGTCCTACACCACGAGGGGTTGTGGTCCGATGATCCGCGAGATCCGGGCGGCGCCACTATGAAAGGCGTGACCCTGGCGGTTTATAGGGAATACCTTGGCCGGGATGCCAGCAAGGATGAACTGCGGAACATTCCAGACAAGCATCTTATGGACCTCTACAAGACCCGGTATTGGGATAAGGCTAGGTGCGATGACCTGGGTGCCGGGCTTGATCTGGTGGTGTTTGACCTTGCCGTGAATGGTGGCGTGGGTCGCGCGGCCAAGATCCTTCAGCGTTGCGTTGGGGCAGTAGAAGACGGAGCTATTGGCCCGAAAACCATGGCTCTGGTTACGCAAGTACCAGTGAAGCAGATGATAATTCGCTTCTCTGAACAGCGCCGTTTGTTCTATAAAGGACTGAAAGCCTTTGAGACATTTGGGCGTGGCTGGCTTCGTCGCACTGATGAATGTGAATCCAAAGCCTTTGAAATGACAGGAGATCAATCATGAACGGTATGAAGATGAAGAAGCCCAAGATGCCAAAGATGGCGCCCGATATGGGTGGCATGGATATGCCTAAGTTTGGCTCTCGCGCCATGCGTCCGGGCGGCATGAAGAAGGGCGGCATGGCCCATGCTGATGCTGCCATGGACAAGAAGCTTATCCGCAAAGAAATTGCTCGTGCCGAGAAGATGGAAGAGAAGTCCGAAGGCATGAAGAAGGGCGGTAAGGTTAAGATGGCTCGCGGTGGCGGCGTTGAGACCAAAGGAAAGACCAAAGGGAAGTTCATCTAATGGCAGATGATGTTCGTGAGGCATATCGTCGTGGGCTAGATGTCCGCGAATATCGCCGGATGCGCGATGAAGGTACCTTGCCAACGAATGAAAGGGCAGATCTGCAAGAAGCTTATCGCCTTAACATTCCAGTAGAAGAACTTCGCGCTCGAAGAGCCGCTGCTGCTCGCACTTCTACTCGCGTTCCTCCTGCTGTTCAGCGTGGCGCTGTCATGTCTGATATGCAAATGGCGGATGTTCCGAGCAACATTCCATCTAGCCCGAGCGCGGCATCTGTTCGTCGAGCGCGAGATGACCTCATGCGGTATAATGCCATGCAAGAGGCAGATATGCCGGGGAACATTCCTCCCGTATCTCAGGCTGATATTCAACGTGCGCGTGAGGGCATCATGCGCGCGGAGGATATGCAGAATGCAGATATGCCGGGCAATCTTCCGCCTGTTTCGCAGGCTGAAATTCAGGAAGCCATGTCTCGGACAAGGATGGAGCAGCAACGGCAGCGTAATCGTCCTAATACCCGCATGACCGCAACTCCATCTCCAGCGGATGCACTCAATCAGCGTGAGCTTGATCGGATTGCCCTTGGCAATCAGTTGGGTGACATAATGAAAGGCGGGGATATTCAACCTCCTGCCGAGCGTTCTTTCTTGGAGCGCCTTGGCCTGCGCCGCACCAATGAGACCGGGGAAGGTCGCCCAAGCACGGGTGATTTCCGTGAAGACCTTCGCCAGCTTGGCAAGTCGCTTGGGTTTAAGAAGGGCGGTAAGGTCAAAAAGATGGCTAAAGGCGGTGCCGTTAAGGCTCCTTCTGCTTCTCGCCGTGGTGATGGATGTGCCGCTCGTGGCAAAACGAAAGGTCGAATGGTATGAAAAAGAAATACGCCGATGGTGGTCGCACTCGTTCTGCCCCAAGCTATGAAGAAGACATGACGCCCCCTCCTGGGATGCGTAACTTCCGCCCCCGCACCCTGCCGGGTGGCGAGGAGCCTGCTGCGCGCCGCCGTGCGCCAGTTGAGATCCCATCCTATGAAGAGGACATTACGCCTCCTCGCGGTATGATGCGGCCATCCCGTGAGCCTATGCCCCTTCCACCCATTCCCCCGCCTATGCCTCCCCGGCGTATGGCTAAGGGTGGCGCTGTAAAGATGGCTGGCGGCGGCTGCACCCGTGGTGACGGGATTGCCTCTCGTGGCAAGACCAAGGGCCGGATGATTTGAAGAAGCCGGAGAAAATTCGGAAGGTTCTGCGGGAGTTTAAGGAAGGCGACCTTAAATCATCCAGCGGGCAGAAGGTGACAAACCGGAAGCAAGCTGTGGCGATTGCGCTCTCTGAAGCCTCCCGCATGAGAGAGGGCGGGCGGGTAAAGCCGCAGAACCCAAAGCTATGGGCTGCGGCAAAGAGTGCCGCCAAGGCCAAGTTCGATGTGTACCCCTCTGCCTATGCGAATGCCTGGGCATCAAAGGAGTACAAGAAGAAGGGTGGCACTTGGCGTGGACCTGACAACAGGGTCACAAAGAAATGAAGGGCGGTCTCGGCAAGTGGTTTGATGAGAAGTGGGTTGATGTAAAGACCGGGAAGCCTTGTGGGCGTAGCGGTTCTGAGAAGTCGAAGCGGGGGTATCCCGCTTGTCGTCCTGCTGCCGCTGCTGCCAAGATGTCATCGAGCCAGAAGGCGACCATGGCTCAAAAGAAAACTGGACCAGCCCGTAAGAGTTGGCCCATAACTCCCAGCGGGAAGAAGAAGTAATGACAACCTCTGGCACCGCAGTCTGGAATCTCGACATCGCTGACCTCATTGAGGAGGCGTATGAACGCGCGGGCCTTGAAGCCCGGACGGGTTATGATTTCCGCACGGCTCGTCGGTCCCTGAACATGATCTCCGCTGAGTGGTCCAATAGGGGCCTCAACCTCTGGACCGTTCAGGAGAACACCCTGGTTCTAACACCTGGGGTTAAGACGTATTCATTGCCTGCTGATACCATTGATATTATCGAGACCATGATCCGGGTTAATACCAGCGGATCTGCTCTTGATTACACGGTGTCTCGTATTGGCGTGGGGGATTATGCCACCCTGCCAAACAAGAACACCACGGGTCGTCCCCTTCAGATTTATGTGAACCGTCAGGTTGATCCTGAGTACACCCTCTGGCCTGTGCCGGATCTTCCTTACACCATCCTATACTGGACGATGAGGCGCATTCAGGATGCCACATCTGCCACCGATGTTATGGATATGCCCGTCCGGTTTGTTCCGGCACTGTCGGCTGCGTTGGCGTATCAGATTGCCCTGAAGCGACCAGAAGCCACAGGGAGGTTGCAGATCCTCAAGGCTGATTATGAGGAGCAGTGGAAGCTTGCCTCAGATGAAGACCGTGGGCGTGAACCAGCTAGGTTTGTGCCTTGGTCTTCTTACCCGTGAGGTAGCGGTTTATGGCGGTCAAGTTTGCAAGAGGCAATAAAGCATATGCTTTTTGTGATCGCTGTTATCAGCGCGCAGACCTGAAGGATTTGACTTGGCAAGTTGTCAACCAGAAGCCAACGGGGCTGAAGGTTTGCAATGAGTGCAATGACGTTGACCATCCTCAGTATCAGTTGGGCAAGTTCCCAATCAATGATCCTGTAGCTCTTCAAGACCCACGGCCCGACATCAATCCGGGCAGGAGCCTTCCTGGCTGGAATCCTGTGGGCAATTCAGCCACCACCTCAAACGGCAATGTTGGCATTGTCAGCATTTACATCTCATAAGGACGAAGCAAATGGCTGGAGTGACAAGCGAAAACATGAAGAAGTACGGGCGGAATATCGCTCGTGCCATGAACCAGAGTGGCCGGGCCAAAGGCCCCAGCACTGGCAACCCATTCAAGTCGGTTTCGGCTGACCAGGGTTCCAATACTGGCGCGGTTGGCAAGGTGGTCAAGAACGCCAAGGCCCCGGATCAAGCCATTGTGGATGAGGGTGTTGCCCCCTACAAGCCCACGAAAATTCGCGGGACAGGCGCGGCCACAAAGGGTACTATGGCTCGCGGCCCGATGGGCTGAGGGATAGGCAGCAATGAACTACGCAACTCTTGTAACCCTATTACAGGATTACACGCAGAACTCTTCGTCTGAGTTCATTGCCGCTATTCCTGAGATTGTGAAGCTGGCTGAGGATCGAATCTATCAATCGGTTCAGATCCCGGCTCTCAAGCGTAATGCCACATCAAACTTTGTTTCGGGCAATAAGTATCTGGCGGCTCCCACGGATTTCCTTGCGGCCTATTCAATGGCGGCTAAGAGCGCAACAGGGGTTTATTCATACCTTCTTGAGAAGGAGGTTGGGTACATCAATGAGGCGTTTCCAAACCCATCTGCAACGGGGGTGCCGAGGTATTATGCCTTATTCAATGATGCTACCTTTGTGGTGTCTCCCACGCCAAATGACTTCTATGAAGTAGAACTTCACTACTTCTATGAGCCTCCCAGCATTGTGGAGGCTGGTAATTCTTGGCTTGGGGATAACACTGAGAGTGTGTTGTTCTATGGGTGTTTGTCTGAGGCGTACACCTACATGAAGGGTGACGCTGATCTGACTGCCCTGTATCGTGCGCGGTATGATGAAGCTCTTGGACGGCTGAAGGTTCTGGGTGAAGGTCAGGATAAGCGGGATAACTTCCGCCTTGATCTGCCTCGGATCATGCCGACATAGGATGAACGATGATTGTTCAGGCGTTTTGCACAAGCTTCAAGAAGCAGCTTCTGGAAGGGGTGCATGATTTTCGGGTCGTTGGCGGCGATGTCTTTAAGATTGCGCTGTACACTGAGGCTGCGAACATCAATGTAACGACCTCTCAATACACCACCACTGGCGAGATTAGTGGCACTGGCTACACCGCTGGTGGCTTGACGCTGACCAACATTGCTCCGTCTGAATACAATTTAGCTGGGGTGTGTTCGTTTGAGACTGCCACATGGGCTGGCGCTTCGTTCTCGGCGCGTGGTGCTTTGATCTACAACACCACCCCTGCCCACACATACACAAACCCCGTGTGCTTGGTTCTTGATTTCGGGACCACCCGGTTTGCTGTGAACAATAGCTTTAGCGTTCAGTTTCCGCAGATCACTGATCTTAGCGCGATTATAAGGATCAACTGATATGGCCTTTGTGATTGCAGACCGGGTTCGTGAAAGCAGCGTAAGCACAGGCACGGGAAACTTCACGCTTGGTGGGGCAGTAACTGGCTATCAGACCTTTGCGTCTGTTATGGCAACAAGCGATACCACATACTACACCATTGCTGACCAGGGTGGCGCTAATTGGGAAGTGGGTATTGGTACATTCACCAGCCCATCTACATTGGCGCGCACCACCATTCTATCATCCAGCAATGGCGGCAGCGCTGTCACCTTTGGCGCTGGCACCAAGGATGTGTTCATCAGCCTTCCTGCCAGCAAAACGAATGTTGAAGATCAGCCTAATCTGATTGAGGTCAATAGTTCTTCAGCGGCCCTTCGCATTACCCAGACAGGCGCTGGCAATGCGCTGCTGGTTGAGGATAGCGCCAATCCTGATGCTACACCGTTTGTGGTGAATGCAGAGGGCCGCTTAATTGTTGGCAGCACGCAAACGCAACCATCTTTAGGCGCATCAAATACGCCTTCGATTGGTGTTTTTGGGAATAGTGCATCAAACAATGGTTTTGGGAATTATTCATACACCGCATCAACAACTGGAAGTTTTTTTAACTTTGCAAAATCAAGAAGCACAACGCCTGGGACTTTCTCTATCGTAACCAGCGCCGACGATCTTGGTTACATCAAGTTTATTGGGGATGATGGAACCCAATTTGTTGAAGCTGCCCGCATTTGGTCTGAAGTAGATGGCACTCCAGCCGTTAATGATATGCCTGGGCGTATATTGTTTAGCACCACCCCCGCTGGTTCCGCCACGCCGGTAGAGCGTATGCGTATTGGTAGCACGGGGAATATCGGCATTGGTACTGCTGGAACTGAGCCTTTTACCATCAGAAATCTCCGAAACTTCTCAGGCGCAACAAGTGCTTATGGTATTTCTCAGGGCGGCGAAATACAATCAGCGGTTACTGCCAATGCCTATGTGAACCACACTGCGCCAACAACGCAAGCTACTGCATTCACTCTTAGTAATGTGTATCATTATGTTGCAGCTTCTTTAAGTGTTGGCGCTGGTTCATCAGTTACAAGCCAATATGGATTCTCGGCTGGTAGTGGACTAACCGCAGCAACCAACAACTACGGCTTTCATTCCAACATTGCCTCCGGCACCGGGCGTTGGAATTTCTACGCCAATGGCACTGCTGACAATTATTTTGCTGGTCAGGTTCAGCTTGGCGCTGGCACTGCTGCTGCTCCGGCACTTAGCACCACGGGCGACACCAACACTGGCATTTTCTTCCCTGCCGCCGATACGATTGCCTTCTCTGAAGGCGGCGCAGAATCTATGCGCATCAACAGCAGCGGCAACGTGGGGATTGGGACTACAACCATTGGTTCCAAGCTAACAGTAAATGGCGATATTGCTGGCACGTTCTTTGTGAACCCAACAACCGTGTCTGCGAATTACACAATCCCAACCAACTACAACGCCATGACGGCAGGACCGATTACTGTAAATTCAGGTGTGACAGTTACTGTCCCATCTGGATCTACATGGACTGTAACATAAAAAAATCTGACGGAACGAGATATGAAAATCGAACTTACAATCAATGAGATAAACACACTGCTTCAATCGCTGGGCAATATGCCTTACGCGCAGGTGTTTGAACTCGTAGATAAAATTCGCACTCAAGCACAATCTCAGATGCAGGCAGCGGAGCAAACAAATGGCTAATACCTACACCTGGGTCATTGAGGCGATGGACTGCGTGCCTCAAGAAGACGGCCAGACTGATGTGGTGATCACGGTGCATTGGCGTCAGAACGCTACCGATGGCACATACAACGCCACTGTGTATGGCACTGTTGGTCTGACCTACACGCCGGGTTCCCCGTTCACGCCGTATGCTGACTTGACGCAGGATCAAGTCATTGGCTGGGTGCAGGGTGCGCTTGGCTTCGATCAGTGCGCGGAACTGGCGGCGAACCTTGATCAGCAGATTGCCAATCAGGTAAACCCGCCTGTGGTCACTCCTCCTCTTCCTTGGGGGTAATTAGATGTTTGGCTTCTACTCTTTCAGCGCGGCAGCATTTAGCGGTCTTGCTAATGCTTTTTTTGCTGAGAGTGTGTCTGATGCCATTACACTGTCTGATACTGCCACAAGCACCCTTGCGGGTGTTGCCTCGGCCTCTGACGCCCTTGTCCTAAGCGATACGGCCACTGGCACCTTTGCCGCTCTAGTGTCTGCTTCTGACATCCTGACCCTGGCTGATACCGGGGTTGGGGTGACGGGCATTTCGGTCTCTGCTTCTGACGCCCTGGCATTCCTTGATGCGGCCAATATCGCCTACAACTTCCTTGGGGCAGCATCTGACACCCTCACTTTCACGGATGTTGGCGCTGGCGGCACAGCCTATTTTGACAACGCATCCGACACATTAACATTTACAGAAATTGCAGCAGGAACATTTGCGGCATCTGCCAGTGCATCTGACTCAATAACATTTGTTGACACCGCAACTGGTATATTGTCTGCATTTCCTTCTGCTTCTGACGCCCTTAGTTTCACGGATCTTGCCGCAAATATCGCTAGCATGGTTGCCTCTGCTTCGGATACAATCGTGCTTGTGGATGTTGGGGCAGGATATGGAGGATGGGACCCAATACCGAATCCGAACCCTGGCTGGACGCCTATCATGCCGGGAGTGTTCGATCCTTGGACGCCCGTCCCCGCCGTTACTGCAACATGGACACCTATAGGGAATAGCTAACATGAACCCCAAAGACACTATCGAGATCACTGACGGGGCTGCTGCGGGTCTAGTGGCCCGTCATGCTGTCTCGGATGTCATTGGTATTGGCGGCACCTTCAAGGTGGTGTGCCGGGCTGCTGATGGCTCTATTCGATGGGAAGATGACTTCAACAACCTTGTCGTCACGGTTGGTAAGAACGACCTGTTGGATAAGTATTTCCTTGGGTCTGGTTACACCGCCGCCTTCTTTGTTGGCTTGAAGACCGCTGGTTCGATCAGCGCGGCTGACACGATGTCATCGAAGTCATGGACCGAGATCACGGCGTATTCAAATGCCAATCGCCCGACATACACTGCCGCCTCGGCTTCTGCTGGCGCCACGAACAACAATGCTTCCCCTGCGGTGTTTAACATCAACGGCACGGCTACGGTGGGTGGATGCTTTATCACCACCAACAACACCAAGGGCGGCACCACGGGCATCCTGTTCTCAGCCGCTGACTTTGCTGTGGCTCGCTCCGTGTTGAGCGGCGACACTTTGACCGTCACTTACTCCATCTCTTGCTGAGGGTAGGGTAGATGCCCAGTACCTTTTCAACGTCCCTACGGCTTGAGCTTATCGGCAACGGTGAGCAGGCTGCTAACTGGGGCAACACGACCAACACCAACCTTGGCACCCTGCTTGAGCAGGCAATTACTGGTGTTGTCAACATCACTATGTCTGGCGCATCTACCACCCTATCTGTGGCAAATGGTGTATCAGATCAATCCAGAAATGCCGTATTGGTTCTTGGTGGCACATTAAGCGCAAACGCAAATCTTATCGTTCCAGCAGTCAATAAGCTTTATGTGGTTCGCAACGCCACAACAGGCGGCTACTCTGTTACGGTAAAGACATCAGCCGGAACTGGCGTGACGCTTGCGAATGGCTTTACGCAAGTCATGTATTGTGACGGCACCAATGTTGTCCTTGCTTCCGTTCCTATCAGGGCAAGTGACGCTTCGTTGGGCAGCATTACTGCTACCAAGGTGGTGATTGCAGATAGCTCCGCATCAGAGCTTCTTCGCATCACCCAGACAGGCACTGGCAATGCTTTGTTGGTTGAGGATAGCGCCAATCCTGACTCATCGCCGTTTATCATAGACGCGAGCGGCAGGGTTGTTGTGGGCTACACCTCTGCCTCAACAAACATCAAGGATACTGGCGGGACATCAAGAACTCCCCAGGTTCAGATTCAAGGTACAACGCCATCTACTTCGGGTGAGGCGATTGTTGATTGGTCAAACTCCGCAACAAGCCCTGCGTTTCTGTATCTTGCGAAATCAAAATCTGGAACGATAGGAACTCAAGGGATTGTCACCAATGGTGATAGCCTTGGGTCTATTGTTTTCAATGGTGATGATGGAGCTGATTTCAGACCCGCTGCTGCAATTAGCGGGTTTGTGGATGGCGTTCCCGGTCAGACCGCAGGAACATTTGTGGTTGGCCTTTCGTATCGCATCCTGACGATTGGGACCACTGACTTCACGCTTATTGGGGCCGCATCAAATACTGTTGGTGCGCTTTTCACAGCAACTGGCGCTGGCACTGGAACTGGCACCGCAATCCTCACGACAGGGGATATGCCGGGTGGTTTGTCTTTCAGCGTTACAAGTGATGGATCTGGAACTCCAACTGAGCGGGTGAGGGTTTCTAACGGGGCAGCAACCCTTTCTGTACTCTCGACCAATGCAATGCTTCTTCCCGTTGGGACGGAGGCGCAGCGGCCAACTCCGGCTGCTGGGTATATTCGGTTCAACAGCACCAGCGCCTCGTTTGAGGGGTATAATGGAACGCTCTGGGGAAGTATTGGCGGCGGTGCTGCTGGCGGCGGGGCCGACAAAATCTTCTACCTAAACGACCAGACGGTAACGACAAATTATTCTATTCCTTCTGGGCAGAATGCTGGTACATTCGGACCCATCACGATCAACAGCGGTGCAACGGTGACAATACCCTCTGGCTCAACATGGACGGTGACATAAGATGCCCGTAAAGCTCAATTCAACTGGCGGTGGCTCTGTCACCCTGACCACGCCCAGCACGGCAACAGATTACACTGCCACCTTCCCGGCAGGCACTGGCAACGTGGTGGTGGCAGGAAGCTCTAGTGCTTTGACTCAAGGCACCGTGCAGGCCAGCACCAGTGGCACCAGCATTGACTTTACTGGCATTCCGTCTTGGGTAAAGCGGGTGACGGTGATCTTCAGCGGGGTGAGTACAAATGGGACAAATAACCTCTTAATCCAAATTGGTTCTACCAGTTTTACAACTAGCGGATACTTAGGATCATCTACAGATGGCCCGGCATTAACGGCAACATTATTTTCCACTGGTTTTGGAGTCAGAGCAGGGTCTGCCGCCGCAGTATTCCACGGGACTGTAGTTATCAGTATCGTGACCGGAAATACTTGGGTTGCAGCAGGTACTCTCGCAAGATCAGATGGAGCTGCATTTATATCAACTGCTGGAACTATTGCTCTTTCCGGCACCCTAGATCGCGTACGCATCACGACTGTCGGCGGCACCGACACCTTTGATGCGGGTAGCATCAACATCATTTACGAGTGAGGTAAAATATGCCCATCACCATCTCAGGCTCCACAGGTATCGCGGGTGTTGACGGCTCTGCCTCCACTCCAGCCCTTCAAGGAACCGACACAAACACTGGCGTTTATTTTGGCGCTGATACGATTTCCTTCTCTGAGGGTGGAGCCGTTGTTGGGCAGTTTGATAGTAGCGCAAATTTCCAATTTAACTCCGGCTACGGCTCCGTTGCCACAGCGTATGGATGCCGGGCTTGGGTGAATTTCAATGGGCAGGGTACGGTGGCAATTCGGGCCAGCGGTAATGTCCAGAGTATTACTGATAACGGCGCGGGAAATTACACGGTAAATTTTAACACCGCTTTGCCTGATGCCAACTTTACCGCTGTGATGCACAACAAAATCCTAGATCAGTTTTCCAGACTTGGTCTTTTCACTATTGACAATAGAACTTCAGGAACCGCTCAGCTAAGAACTTTTGTCGCATCAAACACAAACGCGACAACATTGACTGATTTGGACCCGACTTTGGTTGATCTTGCAATTTTCCGCTGAAAGGAAAAACAGTGAATAACCGGATCATATATCCCAAAGATGACGGTGGTGTTGTGGTGGTTATCCCAGCCCCTGAGTGGCTGGCGCAGGAAGGCAACACCATGGCGCTGCTGGCGGGAAAAGTTGTGCCGGAGGGTAAGCCATACAAGATTGTGGATGTCACTGACATTCCATCAGACCGCACCTTCCGCAACGCTTGGACCTATGTGGAGGATGAACAATGATCCGAATTGACATCACCAAAGCCAAGGTCATCGCGCATGATATGCGCCGTGCGGCCCGTGCTGTTGAGTTTGCTCCGCATGATGAGGTGATTGCCAAGCGCATCCCCGGCACTGCGGAAGCAGATGCAGAAGCCGCCCGGCAGGCAATTCGTGATAAGTATGCGGCGGTGCAAATTGCCATTGATGCGGCTACGACACCAGATGAAATCAAGGCTGCGTTAGGAGTTTAAAATGTCCACCCTACAATCCACCAACCTGAAGCATGAATCTTCTGCGACAAACAACATTGTCCTGGATGCGAGTGGAAATACCGCAATTCAAGGCACGTTACAGGTTGGCGGAGTGGCTACGAACATTTATCCTCTGGTTTCTGGAACCTCGCAAGCCAGCACCAGCGGTACGTCTATTGACTTTACTGGAATCCCGTCTTGGGTAAAACGCATCACGATTATGTTTAATGGCGTCAGCACGGGCGGCACGAGTATCAAGCAAATCCAGCTTGGGGACTCTGGTGGGGTTGAAACGACAGGTTATTTAGGTACAGGTGTTCAATTAACTGATGCCACGTCAGTTAATGCGGCAACAATTACAACAGGTTTTGGTATCCGATCTGCTCTTGCTGCTGACACGATAAATGGTGCTGTGGTCATCACAAACCTAACCAGCAACACTTGGGTCGCTCAAGGCGCGCTGACTGATTCTTCGCGCGGAGCCGGATATCTCGTAGGTGGCGCTAAAGCATTATCCGCTACTCTTGACCGTGTTCGCATCACAACTGTCAATGGCACCGATGCGTTTGACGCCGGGTCCATCAACATCCTGTACGAGTGAGGCAAAACAATTCTCTGCGAAACTGAATGACTCAAATCATTCGAGGCCCATGATATGCCACTAAAGAAACTCCAATTCACTCCAGGTGTTCAGCATGACGGGTCTCGTTACTCGTCATCTGGCTCATGGTCTGATGCGGATAAGGTGCGATTCCGTGCTGGAGCGCCTGAAAAGATTGGTGGCTGGCAACAGGCAGTGACGGAAACATTTGTTGGAACTTGCCGTAACTTATTGCCGTTTTCAGATTTAACCGGAAACTACTTTCTAGGTGTTGGCACAAATCTTAAATACTACATCGAGCGTGGCGGCAGATTTTATGACATCACGCCTATTCGCACGACAATTACTCAATCAAATCCATTCTCTACAACGAATGGATCAACAACTGTTCTCGTCACTATTCCAAATCACGGTGCTTTTGCCGATGATTTCGTGACATTTTCAGGGGCGAGCGCTGTTGGTGGTCTCACCTTGAATGGTGAGTTTCAGGTCGTTGATTCTATTACATCTTCAACCTTCACTATTACTGCGCCTTCTGCTGCAAGCTCAACCGCAACGGGCGGAGGTAGTGTCACTGCTGTCTTTCAGCTTAACACTGGCCTTGACTCAACCCTTTATGCGAATGGCTGGGGTGCCGGAACATGGGGTGGGATCATTGCTAGCTCTAGCGTCACATTTACCGGGTCTATCAGCGGCACAACGCTGACCGTAAGTGCTGTTGTGTCTGGAACCCTGGCTGTTGGGCAGTTGATTACAGGTACTGGAGTTTCTGCCAGCCCTCCGGGTTCAAGTGCCACATACATTACCGCTCTCGGCACAGGAACGGGCGGTGTTGGCACCTACACGGTGGGGGTTTCTCAAACAGTTTCCTCTACTTCAATGAATGCGCTTACTGGAACTGGATGGGGGGCGGCATCTGACACCGAGGTTTCCGGTACACGACTTCGTTTGTGGTCTGCTGATAACTTCGGGCAGGATTTGATTATCAACCCACGCGATGCCGGGATTTACTACTGGTCAAACGCCATTGGTCTTGGCGGCAGGGCTGTTGAGCTTTCTTCTCTTCCTGGGGCGTCAGATACCCCGGCAGTTTCCCGCCAGATCATTGTGTCTGATTTGGACAGGAAGGTTATTGCTTTCGGGTGTTCAGACATTATCACAGGCGTTCAGGATCGTTTGTTAATCCGTTGGTCTGACACAGAAAACCCGGCGCAATGGACGCCATCTGAAACCAATTCTGCGGGTGGATTGCGTATTCCAACAGGATCAGAGTTTCTGGCGGCGTCTGAAACCAAGCAGGAGATCTTGGTTTGGACGGATGACTCCGTTCATTCGCTTCGATATGTCGGTGCGCCTTTTGAATACACAATCGCGCGTATTGGTATGACATCTCTTGCGGCGCCAAATGCTGTGATTTCTGCCAACGACATTGTGTTCTGGATGGGTGCAAATGGGTTCTTCACCTGGGATGGTCGCCTGTCTGGATTACCATGCTCAGTGAAAGACTATGTGTTCAATGATCTTAATTGGGATCAAGCTGAGAAAATTACTGGCGGTTCCAATATGTCGTTCAATGAGGTCTGGTGGTTCTATCCATCATTGAACTCAAATGAGAATGACAAGTATGTTCTCTACAACTACAATGAAAAGGTTTGGAGCGTAGGGACGATTGTTCGTACTGCGTGGATTGACCGTGGTATTGAGGATTACCCGCGCGCGGCTGGTGTGGATGGGTACATCTACTTCCATGAAATCGGTCAGGATGACGGGTCAACTAATCCATACTCTCCTATCGAGGCATACATTGAGAGTGCGCCAATCGAGATTGGTGAGGGTGAACAGTTTGGGTTTGCTTGGCGTATGATCCCTGACTTGACCTTCAGGAACAGCAGTGCCGCCAACCCAACGGTGAACTTTGTCCTTGAGGCACAGGATTACTCAGGCGAAAACTTCACGCAATCTCAGAACAACGACACCACGAGGACGGCTACGTTTCCCGTGGAACAATTCACCAATCAGACCTACTTCCGCCTCAGAGGCCGCATGATGAGCTTGCGGGTTGAGAGCGATGGCGTTGGAGTGGCTTGGCGACTTGGTGTGCCGCGCGTTGATATTAGGTCGGATGGCCGGAGATGAGGCTGGGAAGAACACGCCTCCCTATTCCGCCTCCTGACTTTGAGCGGGAGTGGGGCAATCAGCTTATCCGGGCGATTGATCAGAACTTTGATGCGTCATTTGCGAACATTGAGAATGCCGCTGCGGTAACGGGGTATTACGGGTCGTTCTATGACACCACCACTCAGAGTGCTGCGGCGATCAACACCCCCTATGCGATGACCTTGAATAGCACGGCTGAGTCAAATCAGATTGCCGTGACAAACAATTCTCGCATCACCTTCAAGAACCGTGGGACATACAACATTCAGTTCTCCGCACAGTTGGATCAGACATCAGGTGCCAGCCATAACATCTTTATATGGTTCAGGAAGAACGGTGTTGATATTGCTAATTCCGCGTCTGTTGTCGCCATCCAGGGTTCAACCGCTGAGTTGGTGGCAGCTTGGAACTTTGTGATCACCGTCCTTGGGGGTGATTACATTGAGATCATGTGGGCTGTCAGTAACACGGCGGTAAAGATTGTAGCTGCCCCAGCAACAGCCTTCTGTCCTGCAATCCCTTCTGTTATAGCTACAGCAATCGCAATCTGAGGATCATGTCATGGAACGCACAGCACGAGCTTTAGCTGGGTACGGGCGGCACGGGGATAACAACCTCCTCCATGTCAGCGATCAGGAGCTTCGTGGCATCGAGCTTCTGTCTGGAAAGAAGTTCACACGCAATCCAGATACAGGTTTGCCGGAGGCGTTTAACTGGTCCTCTCTAATTCCCGTGGCTGCTGGTATTGCTGGCACCGTTTTGAGTGGCGGGAACCCCCTGGTTGGAGCCGCTGCCGCTGGGGCAACCAGTGCGGGGAAGGCCAAGATCGAGGGCAAATCAAACGAACAGGCTTTGACCCAGGGCTTGATTAGTGGCGTGACTAGCTATGCTGGCGGGCAGTTGCTGTCTGGGGTAGGTAGTGCGGCTGGCGAGACCACTGCGGCGGCGGCACAGGGGGCAACTCAAGGAGCGGCTCAGGGAGGAACTGAAGCCGCAACTCAAGCTGCTTCAGCACTAAACCCAATGGCAAGTAACGCAGCTTACGCTGGCGCCGAAAGCGTTGGTCAGGCGGCTGGTTATCAAGGCGCTCTTGGCCCAGCGACAGGAATAGAAGGAAATCTGGCTGCTGCTGGCGAGGGAGGGATGCAATTTGGAAGTCGCCTCTCAAACATCGCATCTGACCCTGGAGCGGCATTTTCAAAACTCAGTGAAAATGTCTCAAACAATAAGATGGCTGCGCTTCTTACTGCTGGTGGGGCTTATACAACTGCTATGGACGCAATGGGTCCACCTAAGATGCCGGGTGAAGAGCCTTACGACCCCAGCAAATATCCGGAACAATTTCCGGCAAACCCCCGCACATGGAATGCCCCAGGTGCCGGGTATCAGCCGGGCTATTCACCTGAGTATCGGTATTTCGCCAAGGGCGGCTTGGCTAATCTCCGCAAGGAAGATGGTGTCACCGCCAATGTGATGAACGAAGCCAAGGCTGCTCTGCTTGGTGAGCATCCCCGCCCAAGCGAGGCTCTGGGGCGGTTCAGGAATATGTTTGGGGAAGATGCCCTGGATGTTCTCCGTGACAAGGTAACTGGCGGTAGGGTTCGTGGGGCAGGGGGTGGTATGGATGACCTTGTTCCCGGCACCATTGAAGGTCGCCAACAGGTTCGCCTTGCGGATTCTGAATTTGTGATACCGGCGGATGTGGTTTCTGGTTTGGGGGACGGTTCTACAGACCAGGGTGTGCGCCGCCTGCATGAGATGATGCGGAAGGTTCGTCAGGAACGAACTGGCAAAACAACGCAACCAAAATCCATAGGCGGAAAGATCACCCTGTGAATGTGAGTTTGGTTCCCATAGATCATGTCAATGATGTGTGGGATAAGGTTAAGGAATACCTATTACCTGCTGTAAAGGTTACAAATGGCAGGTATATGTTGTACGATGTTTATGTTGCAGTGCAACAAGGTAGGATGCAGTTGTGGATTGCCTTTGATGACCAGAATGAGATCCTTGGTTGTCAGGTAACTACGGTCACGGACTACCCCTCCAGGCGCCTTCTCACCTCTTGGTTCACCGGAGGTAAAAGGCTCCGGGAATGGAGAGATGAAATGATGGGTGTTCTTATTCGCTGGGCAGAAGATAATGAATGCACAGGGATTGAGGGCTATGGTAGAAAAGGTTGGATTAAAATGCTGGAGCCTTACGGGGTGAAAGAGAACCTGATCATGTTTGAGAAGGAACTGTAAGATGGGCGGCGGTTCTGGCGGCGGCGGGCCTACCCAAAGCACAACCTATACCTCGAACCTTCCTGAGTACGCTCGGCCATATTTCGAGCGGATGATGGGTCGCGCTGAGGCTGAGAGCAATCAGCCTTATGTTGGCTATCAGGATCAGAGGTTGGCTGGCTTTACACCCGATACTCAGGCTGGGTTTAACATCACCCGTAATCTAGCTGCCCAGGGCAATCCTGAGCTTGCTGCTGGCACTGGAATTTTGGGTGCCGCAGCGCAGCGCGGCTTCCAGGCTAGTAACTACGCATCAACCCCTATTCAGCAAACAGCATTCGGGCAAGAGCAGGCGGCTCAGTATATGTCGCCCTACACGCAGAATGTGATTGAGCGTCAGCGACAGGCTGAGATCCGTAACTATGATGAGGGTCGCCCTTCCCGCGAGACACAGGCGATCAAGTCTGGTGCGTTTGGTGGCTACCGTCAGGCGATTCAGGAAGGTGTGGCGCAACGTGGGTTGCAGAATCGCCTTGCTGACATTGAAGCCATGGGCCAGCAGAAAGCTTATGAAAGCGCACAGGGGCAGTTTGAGCGGGATCGTACAGCTTCTATGACCGCTCAGGCTCAGACCGAACAGCAGCGCCTCGCTGGTCAGCAATACGGTCTAGCTGGCGCGGGCCTTGGGTTACAGGCTGGCACTGGCTTGGGGCAGCTTGGTGCCATGCGTCAGGGTCTTACCCTGCAACAGGCTCAGGCGCTGCAGCAGCAGGGTGGTGTGCAGCAGGGTCAGGAGCAGAAGGGTCTTGATATTGGGTATCAGGACTTCTTGAACCAGCGTGATTTCGACAAGCAGCAGCTTAATTTCTTGTCGAGCATTTTGCGCGGTATCCCAGTTCAGCCATCCACCGTGCAAAACCAATACTCAAACCCGAATCCGTTTGCCCAGTTTGCTGGGCTTGGCATCGCTGGTCTTGGCTTGATGCGCTGATAGGATTTAGACATGAACCTCCTCAAGATCCAAGACGCCCTCAAGAACGCATCAGACGATCAGCTTATGCAGTTGATGCAGGCGCCTGATAGCTCTGCGCCTTCATACTTGGTTCTATCTGAGATTCGCCGCCGCAAGGATATGCGAGCGCAGCAGCAGCAAGAGCCAGAAACTACCGTTGCCGAGGATCTGGCTGCACCTCCTCAGACATACGCGGACGAGCAGGGCATTCGTTCTCTACGCACCCCTGGCTACGAGGCAGAAGAACAAGCTGCCGAAGAAGCCCAGCAGTTCCGTAGCGGCGGTATTGTTCGCATGGCTGAAGGCGATGTGGTTCAGGCTGATCCTGCCGCGTCTTATGCCCCCGGGGATCGCGTTCCGACCTTGGCTGAAGTCTATCAGCGCAATGCCGGTCTGTTCCCAGATATGATGGGCGGTCTGCGTGAGCGGATGCAGAAAGAGCGGATTGATCCTGCTGCCCGAAAGAACGAGGCTATCAACCTTGCGTTGGTTGAAGCTGGCCTTCGCATGGCCGCGAGTAAGAACCCAAGCTTCCTTGGGGCAGTTGGTGAGGGTGCCGCCCCTGCGGTTCAGTCCTACACACAGCAAGCCGGTCAAATACGCGCTGAACAGCGTCAGGGTCTGCGGGATGAGATGGATCTGGCGAAGCAAGAAATCACCCGTCAGTATATGGTGGGGCAGATTAGTGCTGCGGAGCATCGCAACCTAACCGCCGAGATTGGTGCGAATAACAGACTGCGCGCACAGCTTGCCGGTCAGGCCGCTAATACTGATCGGACGATTAGGGCGCAGGAAGAAATAAGTAGGCGAGCTTTGGAGCTTGAGGATAGGCGCGCTGCCAATGCCTCTCAAAGAGATCGTGAGCGCCTTCAACAACAGGGATATTACACTGCCGAAGAATGGAACGACATGTCTCCAGAGCGGCGCGCTGCGGTGGAAGATATGCTTCGCATCCGCAGGAATGAACCAAGGCTGGATGTTGCTGGTATTTCTGGTGAAATTTCTGCCACACGGAGCTACCTAAACGACCTAAACAAGCAGCTTAATGAGCTTGGCCCTGCGCCAAGAGAAGAAATTCCCACTTATTATGGTTTCGGAACCCCTAGGCGCAATCCTGCCTTCGATACCTACAAAGCGCAGCGGGATGCGCTGACGAGGCAAATCGAGGAAGGCCAGCGGCGTCTCACGCAGCTTAGGCAGCTAAACGAAACAGGCAGGACTCCCCGTGGTGGATCTACTTCACAATCCGGTGGAAGCGGCCCTGTCGCTGGTACCTATAGCTCTTCATCGGGAATGCAGTGGAATCAATAGGGGGGCAGCAATATGCCTTTAATTAATGTCGAGGGCGTTGGTCTAATTAACTTTGACGACTCGATGTCGCGTGAGCAGATCACGCAAGCTATTGAGCGCGATATTCTCCCTCAGATCCGTAATTCAAGACAGGTATCAGACGAACCTATGGGGCCTGATGTGCCTCAAAGGGCGCCGCAACCAACGGCTGAATCCTTAAATCGCTCCTTTTTAGAGCGGAACATTTTGGATGTTGGTGAGCGCGGGTATCAAAACCTCATGCTTGGGATTGGCGCGCTTCGAGCCAGATCCCCAGATTCGTTCTATGGCCTAAGCCCAGAAGATGCCGCGAAGGATATTGCCGCGCGTCTGAGAAGGCTTCAGGAAATCCCACGGACTGAAGCGTCTCAACGCGCATTTGAAGAGGCAGCAAAGACAGAAAGTGTCGCTGGTGCCGCTGGTCGTCTTGCTCAATCATCAAGCGCGCTTGGCGATATTGCTGGTGAAAGCTTTGGCGCAAACCCCCTGGCTGCACCTGTTGGCATTCTTGCTAACGTAACTCCGGTTCCTGTTCTTCGTCAGCTTATTGGCGCGCTGGCCGGGGCTTTGAACTTCCCCACGGAATTTGCAACGTCCATGGGGGACTCTCTCCTCAAGGCGGCGCAAGATCAGGGTGTTGATCCTGGCAAGCCAGAGGAACTAGCCCAACTTATTCGGGCAGTTAATGACAACCCAGAACTCAAGCAGAAGATGCGCGATGATGCCCTCACTCGTGCAAGCATTATTTCGTCGGTTGATGCGTTGGCTGGGTATGGGGCTGGTCGCCTTGTTACTCGCGGTGCTGTGGGTCGTGTTGGCGGCGCTGCTGCTATTGAAGGAGGCGGCGGTGGTGTTGGTGAAGCTGCTGCCCAGCTTGCGACTGAAGGGAAGATTGACCCTGTTGAAGTAGCGGCTGAAATCCTGGGCGGCGGCGCCATGGGCGCGGCTGGCAATATCAGACGCAGCCCAATTCCCCCAGAGCGCGGTGAAAATGAAGAGCTTCGCTCGGCTATTGGGGATATTGTCGCTAATCGCCCCGCTGAACCCGAGGCTCCTTTGGCTCTGCCACGGGAACGCGCCACCGTGGACTTCCCTGGTGGGATGCTTACCCGTACGCAGGCTGAGAACTATCTTGTCAGCCTTGAAGAGAGGTTCCCTGAGCTAAGGTTTGTTGGCGGTGGCACCGAGGATGCTCGCGGAGACTTTGATACCCGACTGCGGTATGCTCAGGTTAAGCTTCAAGACGAACAGGAGAGGGTTCAGCAGGGTTTCCAGCAACAACAGGAATCCTTGATCCGAAACGAGCTTGCTTTCAGCCCCGAGACGGAAGAAGCATTCCGCCTTGCTGAATTGCAGCGGCAAACTGGCATTCGCCCAGATGAAGAAGCCCTTGGGCCTATTGCTGAAATACGGTCGGCTGAAAGGCGCCTAGCTAGGTTTGAGGAAGACTTTGCGGACACTCGCAGGGAGCTTTTGACAGCGCAAAATAGGCGTGTGGTTGATGCTGTTGAGGTCGAGGGTTTACGCGATTCGCTTGCTGATCTTCGTCAGAAGATTGCCGATGAGCAGCGCAATATCGCTGATCTAAGGTCTGAAATCCCCGAGTCTCAAAGGGGTATTACTCAGCGGGAAAACCTCAATCTCTCTGCCCAAGAAGCATTCGATGTAGCGCAGCAAAGGGCTGGCCGGGCTGGCCCATCAGTTACCGATCTCCGCGCTGGCGCCCCAGAAGCCGGGCGTCCGAGAATGGTTCTGAACCCGCAGTTCGACAAGAACAATCGGTTGGTTGGCGGCGAGGGTATTATTGCGATCACCGGGGTAACGCCTGAAGGGACTGTTTTTGCCACCGTTAATCGTGAAGTTAATGGTGTCGTTCAGGAAGTTCCGGTAGAGACAAACCCGGATAAGATCTACAGTTTCCCGATGCGGGAAACCGCAAGGTCAACGCAGGAATCAATCGCTGCGCGCGTTGGCCCAGAACAGGTGGCTGGCAAGCGTGGGGCTGGTGTAGATCCCAGGGGTCAGTCCCTCACGCCGCGCAGGGTTACTGACCGGACTTCGCAAATCCCCGAGACGCAAGAAGAGTTCAGGCCGGATTGGCGTTTGGGCGAACAGGTTGGCGCTGCGCCAGAGATGCCAGCAACCGCACCCTTGCCGCAGAACATCAAAGAGCTTCTTTCCTCGATGAGGAGGGGCAGAACCCAAGCAAAAGGTCAGGTTAGCTTGGTTCAGCGGATCGTGAAGGCTGGCGGCTTGCGCGATACGGGCGGCGAGGTTCTTCAATCGCTTGGCGGCAATGTGAGGAATCGCCCTGGCCTTATCAATAAGGCCAGACGGACTGTAACGACCAAGGGTGGGAAGCCAGCTTGGGCTGGTGGTCTGCAATTAGACCAAGCGGCGGAGCTTTTGGCGGGCGAGGGATACTTCATAGACATCCCAACGGACGCGGAGCTTCTTGATGCAATCAACGAAGAGTTGTCTGGCCGCGCTGTAAATTACGGCCCAACGGAAGACATTCGGGGGCAGGAGCTTTCTGAAGCTGCCCGTCAGCTTGACCGCGAAATGTCTATTGCGGGCGTGTCTCTGCAAGATTCAGACGAGGACATAGCTCGCGCACTTGGCTTTGAAGCCGAAGCGCAGCCTCGAACCCTCGAAGACATTGAGCGTGAAGATGAAGCTCGCCGCATCGCGTTCTCTGCCCGGAGTGTTGGCGAGAAAGCTGACACAGAAACTCAGGCAGAAGCCAAGGAAGAACAAGAGCCGCCGAACCTAGAGAAGGCCCAGGCGATTGTTAAGAAGTTCTTGGATGATCTTCGCGCCAAAGGAAAGACCGGCAGGCTTCTTGCGAATGCGCTTGAAGCTGCGCTGAAGAACAAAAAGTTCAACGCAAACCAAATCTATGAAGCGTTCATGATCCATGAGGCGCTTCTCAAGACGATGCCAAAGGGAGCCAACTATCAGTTCCGCTTCCTTGAGGACATTGTGATTACCGAAGCGCAGGCTGAAGCCGCTCGTGCAAGCGGGGCCAAGGTCGGTGATCGGGCGCAGGGTCTTATTGAGCCTCCGACAGAGAGCCTTCCTGGGTTTGTTAATATCTCTCTTGCTGAAGATATGCTGCCCATTCTGCGGGAAACTGGCGCTCATGAAGCGTTCCATGTCCTACAGGATTACTTCGCTGCGTATGATCAGTCTTTTGCGAAGCAAATTGACAAGCACTTCAAAGACGACATGACGATAGACGAGCTAGAGCCGTCTATTAAGCGCCGTCTTCAGATCATGAAGCCGCCAGGGTCTAACGTGACTTACTGGCAGAGCCTCAAGAGTGGCGTTGGGGACAATAAGATTAGCGCCAAGGAAGCTCAGGCTTATGCGTTTGGCGCTTTGCTTGATGCCTCTAATCGTGGGCAGAAGATCGTTGGCCTTACCGCTCCCATCCAGCGATTCTTCAACTTCACCAAGGACTTCTTCTCTGCCCTCCGCTCTGGTTTCCGTGGTGATGGCTTCCGAACCCCAGCTTCGTTGTTGACTAGCGCAACTGAACGTGCCGCGTCCTTTGAGCAACAAGCCCCTAAGTCTGGGGCAGCTTCATTCTCAGCGCGGGCGGTGCCTAAAGAAATCATGGATGACTACGAGGCGTTCTCCAAGGATTTAGGTGGCGCTCCTGTAGTTTATGCTGACAACAATGTGGCATTGATCGAAGCGGTCAATGCAAGGGGCGAGCCTGTCTATGTTGGTGTCAACTATGACAAGGGCAGAAGGACTGTCTTTGATATAGACGGCAAGGACAGCAATCTTTTCACAAAGGATCAACTTGATCTTCTGAGAAAAGAAAAGCAGAGCAAAATTAAGCGCGACGAAGAGGCATTCAAAAAGAATCCAAACGGACCTTTTGTTGGCACCAGTAAGTTTGCATCAACCGAAAATATGCCAAAGAACCTAAGTGGGTTTGGCGAAGGTCTTGTTCGGTTACTTGGTATGAATGACATTAAGGTTTTCTTTGTGTCTGATAAGGACACGACGAAAGCCAATGACTTCATCAACAAGTATAATCTGTTTGGCCCTTACTCCCGCGCTAGGGAAGGGTTCATCAAGACGGGCAACTATGGGACGATGTATCCGTCTCAGCAGAATAAGTTTTATGCGATCAAGATTAAGTCCGGTTTGCGTCCATCTATGCAGATGGAAACAATGGGCCATGAGGTCGGCCATGTGTTCAAAGAGGTTGCCCTCAATACAGCGCCGAAGGAAACTGTTGACGGCATTCTGAATGCTCACGCGAAGTGGTATCAGAAAAACAAAGGCGGCTCCGTAAGGAATTATGTGTCGCTGATGCGCCCCTTGGTTATGGGTAAAGTTACCGTCAACGAGGCGGCATCTTCCCTGCGCGACAGGCCAGCATCTGAACTCGCTAACTTCTATAGCTATTGGGGTTCATTCGATGAGTGGTTTGCGGATCAGGTAGCTCGGTGGGCTACGACATCTGAGCGACCGCAGTCCCTGATTGATAAGTTCTTTGCCAGGATCGCGGCGGCTTACCGGAAGATAGTCAATGCTCTTAGCGATGCTGGTATTCCAGACCAGACCGTTGCTAACTTCATTGAGAGCTACATTGACGGCAAGCTGACCGAGAAAGCTCCCAGCACCAAGATGAAGGCTGGGGATCAGCTATCTTTGTTCGCGGCAAAGCCGGAAGAAAGGTTCTCTGCCCGCAAGGTAACTGACAGAGATCCGGTTCTTGAAGAAGCTGCGCGTGGGGTGCGGGATGGCACCGTATCTCGTGAGCAGTATGAGAACCTTGTGAATGAGCGTAAGCCCGTAACACCATACGAAAAGGTTCCTGAGCCTGCGACACAGCAGCAGATCGTGGATGCCTTGCAGGGGACTGATCCGCGCAAGGTTGAGAAGATCGGCGTTCCTTCAGAGACCCTTGAGCGCGGCGATATGGTTGGGCTGAGGCTTGATATTCCCGCATACTCCAAGAAGAACACTTGGGTTGTCTCGGTTCATGACGCCAAAGGTAAAGGGTTCTACGCAGGAACTCCTATTGGCTATGAGCCAACGGCTATTGCCACCAATGTTGAGATGGGTGTTGTTCCAAAGGCGGCGATGAAGATTGCTGCTGGCGAAACAGACAAGGCTACCATTGCTGTGATGCGCGGCGAATGGGAACCCGCCACGGCGAAGGAAGCCAAGGCGCGTGCCGATGAGGCTATTAATAATCCCGATTGGGTTCAGGTTGGGATGGACCCACGGCGGCATCAGTATTTCTATGATCGCACCACAAAAGAGCCTGTGGTTGCTGCCGATGAAGTCATTCAGGTTGGGCCTTTGGTTCTCGCCAAGAACCCCACCTATGGCAAAAAGTCTGATTACCAGTTCTCCGCACGGCAGGCCCCCGAAGCTCGCCTTGCCTCTCGTAAGCCAGCAACTCAAAACGCTGCGGCAAAGAACTTCTATCAGTCTGTAATTGCTGACGCTGATAAGATTGGTCTGCTTGACCGTGTTCTTACAACCCTATTCGACAAGAAGAAGGGCGAGAGTGTTTTCTCGGCTATTGCCCGGACCTCGGTGAATCGTGCGTCTGCCTTGTATAATGCTGATCAGATGGCGGCTGGTAAGGGATACACCGGACGCTCCGCTGGTAAGGCGATGGAGATGGCGTTGACCAACTCTGGGCGCATAGCTCAGATGCTAAGTCACGGCATGGGTAGGATTGATGCTGCCACAGGGATCATATCTCGTCGGACGGATGTGAAGCCCCTTCTCACGATCATGCGTGAGGCGGGGATTAAAAGCAAAGAAGCGAAGAATGAACTTCAGGTTTATCTGGCAGCTTTGCGTGAGCGGGATCTTCGTAAGAATGGCCGCAAGGGTTTCCTCGATGTAACTGACGCTGCGGTCCTCGATGCCATCAAGGATGCGGAGACGAAGCATCCCAACTGGAAACAGACCGCCGTTGAAATGGATAAGTTTAACAACGCCCTTATTGATTGGGCAGTTGACACCGGACTTATCAGCAAAAGGCAAGCTCAGAATTTGCGGGATGTCTTCTATACGCCATTCTATCGCGTCATGGAAAAAGACACCACTACCGAGCCGAGTCGGTCTGTAACCCCAAGGATCGGTGAGAGCTTCACCAACGTAGCGAGCGCCATCAATCGGGAACTTGAGGGCGGTGAGCGTCCGCTGGGTAATCTGTTCGACAACATCATCATGAATGCGGACTCGATCATGAAGGCCGGGTTGAAGAACCTCGCCATGAAGACCGCCGCAGAAACGATGGAGTTTGCCAAGCTGGGGCAGAAGAATACAACCGGCACGAGGAAAGAGAACACCATCACCTATAAGGTGGACGGCAAGGACATTGCCTTTGATGTGGAAGATCCTGTGCTGTTTAGTGCGTTGGCCGGTATGCCGCGCACCATGCAGAACGGTATCTATAACACCATGGCGAAGATGGCTT